CATCTGGCTCAATAGTGCAAGCCACAAATGCAGTTTCGTTTGGCTCAGGTGGTGGTGGTGGTGCTTACAATTTACAAACTGGTGGTAATGGTAAGGCCGGTGTTGTTATTGTGAGGTATTTAGCATGAAAAATTATGCTTTACTTGATGAAAATAATATTGTAATAAATGTATCTATTGCACAAGATGATTGGGATAGCACAGGTTGGATAGAATATACAAATGCTGGTATTGGCTGGACTTATGATGGTGTAAATTTTATTCCACCTAAACCATTTCCATCTTGGTCATTAGATAATGACTTAAACTGGCAACCGCCGACACCTAAACCAGAGGGGTCGGATTGGCGTTGGGATGAACAGGCAGGCGACTGGATTGAATCCTAAATTATGTGCAGCTGGTGTGCAATTAAGAGATCAAGTTGATACGTGGTTTCCAAATAGGCGTACTGCCAGTGATGGGTGGGTGGGCGATAGCCGTCACTCCGCCAGAAAATCAGATCATAATCCAGACCAGTTCGGATATGTACGAGCAATTGATATTGATTCTGGGCTGGAGCCATCCGATGGGATCGCACCTTATCTGGCTGACCAAATCAGAATTGCAGCCAAATCGGATCCACGCATATCATACGTCATCTTTAACAGGCGAATATGCTCGAAGATATTAAATTGGAAATGGCGTAAGTACAAAGGCATCAACCCGCACACAAAGCACATACATATCAGCTTTACAACATTAGGCGATTTAAATGGCACAGCGTTCGATATACCACTAATAGGGGGCAAGATATGAAAATAAGCAAGAAGCAAAAAGCAATACTAAAATCATACTTTAGAGGTGTGCTTGTATCGCTACTAACATTTTTAGCAAGTAATGAATTAGGTTTAGATCCTGCCGTGTCTGTAATTGTTGCAGCTTTAGCAGGTCCGGCAGCTAGGGCTCTAGATAAATCCGACAGTGCTTATGGCATCGGTGCTAATGAAGCATGACACCTACAGAGTGGGCTGGCTTTGGCGCTGGCGTTATGGCCGTGCTATCAGGCGGGCTAGTAGGATTACGTTTTCTAGTTAAAAACTGGTTGAACGAGTTGCGACCTAATGGTGGCGCTAGCATGAAGGATCAACTAACACGATTAGAAAAGCGTGTCGATGATCTCTTTATTTTAATTAGTAAGTCATAATTTTATTATGGCTAGCACTCGTAAACGAAAAAAGATTAACAGGCGTGTGGTACGTAAATCACCCGACCCTTTATCTAAGCTAGAAGTGTTTTATATTGCCAAGCATGAGATGTTTAAAGCTGCACGTAAGGCTGGATTCTCAGAATCTGTATGTCTGTATTTAATGGATAGTCCATCATCTATGCCTGACTGGGTAGTAGGCGACAATGGCATTATCCCAACTATCCCTACTCCAGACGAGGATGACGATTAAGCGCTACTTAGTTATCAGTGATTTACAAGTGCCGTTTCATCATGAAGCAGCTGTAAAGAATGTAATTAAGTTAGCAAGGCGGGAGAAGTTTGATTCAGTATTGGTGGTTGGGGATGAAATTGACTTTAACACAATTAGTAAATGGGCTGAAGGCACACCTCTGGCTTATCGGCAAACCATTCACGATGATCGGGAACTTACTAAGTCGATACTGTGGGATCTCAGTGAGTACAGCCGAGAGTGTCATATTATCCGCAGTAATCATACTGATCGCCTATATAACACTTTGCTTAAGGTGCCTGGTTTAATTAGTTTACCTGAATTACAATACCCGGCATTTATGGGATTCAAAGATATGGGCATGGAGTATCACAAGACTGCCTATGAGTTTCACCCAGGGTGGATGCTGGCCCATGGCGATGAAGGCAACATGTCACAGCACGCAGGTATTACAGCTCTTAATCTGGCTAAAAAATGGGGTAAATCTGTACTGTGTGGCCACACCCATAGACTAGGCATGAGTGCCTATGCAGAGGGCGTAGGAAGCCATTACAGGGCCTTATACGGGGTTGAGGTAGGCAATCTTATGGATAGAAAAAAAGCCTCTTATTTACGCTATGGAAGCGCTAATTGGCAGATGGGTATTGCTATACTAGAAGCCGTTGGAAAGACGCTAACACCTACGTTAGTGCCTATCTCAAAGGATGGCTCATTTACCGCACTGGGCAGGTATTACGGGTAACATCGTTACCTAATCGTTATACAAATACGCCCCAAAATCATCCACAAAGTCATACACAGGTGCGACACTATTGCCATGCCACAAAGTATGTGAGCATAGATAGGGCTATATGATTACTGTAGATGTATTTTACGCAGTGTGTTATGGGATGCTTGGTTTAATAGGCATTGGCTGGTACATACACGTTAATAAAGAGAATGCTGAAGCACGTTATTACTACTTAGGTCGCCGTGATGGTTGGAATATGCACCGCCGTATGATCGAAAACAAAGTTAAAACCGATGAGGTATTTGACTATGACAAGAACTGAGAAGCTCTTTGAACAGGTCATTAATACCTTGCATAGTAGAGGTGCTGATTATGGCCACCCGATCACAAATCATAAAAGAATCGCAGAGTTATGGTCGGCTTACTTGGGCTATCCAATTCAACCAAACGAGGTGGCAATTCTCATGTGCCTACTCAAAATCAGCAGACAAGCTCAGGATCCACGAGTTGATGACAATTACACCGATGCGCTTGGATACATCGCTATCGCTAAAACAATAACTGAAGCGATGCAAGATGAGGATGGAGTGTGGAAAGATGGCGTTTGATTTAAGTCAATATGAAACAGTCGATGAAAGATTACATAAATGGTGGAAGGAGTTCCCAGATGGAAGATTGGAAACAGAGATTATTGAGGCCAGCCAGTCTCGATTCATTGTTATTTGTAAATTATACAGAACGGAAGCGGATCCGAAGCCGTACTCTACGGGGATTGCAAGTGAGACTGTTAGTGATCGTGGCGTTAATGCGAATTTTGCTTTACCTAACTGCGAAACAAGCGCAATTGGTCGAGCGATTTCAAATGCGGGTCTTTCGCCTAAAGGAAAACGTCCAAGCAGAGAAGAAATGGCCTCTGTAAATGAAAAACAATTTACACCTAAGTATGGCAGACCAGGATCTAAGTCGGCTGCGATGGAGTATGCGTTACATATTGTGGACACACAATCTAAAGATAATACTAACGAGCCTAAGCCTGTTGCTTGGACTGTTGGGGAAAGCATTACTCAAATTGCTGAAGTTCTTGATGTTAGTTTTGTTTGCAGGCATGGTGATATGGTAAAGAAAGAAGGCATCGCTAAGGCTACAAATAAACCATACGCAGGATATGTATGCAGCGCACCTAAACCCGATCAATGTGATGCTAAGTGGGCAAGACTTACAGCTGCAGGCACTTGGTTTTGGCCCGATGATTCAGAGTCAGGCAAAGGGGGTGAGTAAATGGGATATGTAGAGATTTTAAGAGGCGGACCTTACCTGGAGCGCATAGAGAACGACCAGGTAAAGTTTGTGCCTTCTACCGATGTTTGTGTAGCTTGTAATGATGACAGGCTTATAACTTCAGGTAATTTCTTAGTTTGTACTCAGTGCCACTGTAGGCAATAAGGATATTATCATGAAACATGCACAATTCAAATGTAATGGTTGTAGTCGCAAAACCGAGTTTCTGTGGCTCGATCAGTTGGATATGCCTGAAGGGTTTAAGGCGTATCAGTGTATGGATTGTGGCGCTGTGGGGGTCAAAAACATAGCAGAAGCCATTGGCATACCTGACAGTAATGTATCGAGATGCACGCAGTGTGGTAGTTGGCAATTCCTAGGTCAAAACTGCCACACCTGTGCTTTGATTGGAGCAAAATAATGCCAACGTATGAATACAGCTGTAATGAATGCGGCACTTATGGATCAGTGCATAAATCTTATGATGATGAAGTTGGCCCTATGTCTTGCCCTAAATGTAATTTACAAATGAGCAGGCTATATAGCGCACCTGGACTGATATTTAAAGGTGGTGGATGGGGTGGCCAAAGATGAGCGAATCTACAGATATAAATTGGGCTTATCAAAACAAGCTGCGTGAGCAATGGCTAGCTAATAATCCAGATGCACAATACATAGGTTGGATGTCAATATGATGGCTGGTTGGGATGAAACTTGGATTGACACAGATGATTTACGTATTGTGACTTGCCGTCTGACCTGCGGTTATGATGATTGATTTGACAGGGCATGCTACCCTGAACAAAAAGCGTTCGATCATAAATCGAAAGGCTGAGCCGCCATCGGCTAGGCTCGGTAGGCGCAGAGTTTGGGCCACCCTATTGCTAATTGCATTAAGCAGTTGCCTTTTACAAGATTATTCCGTTGCTAATGACAAAACAAATCATTACAGACAATGGGCATTCATACAGCTTAATAACTTAGAAGAGTTCTATTGCTTAGATTACTTATACTTTAGAGAATCTAGGTGGAATCCTAATGCACGTAATGGCTCACACTATGGCATACCACAAGGTAGATCTAAATGGTTGGCTACTGTTGATGGTTATAAGCAAGTTGAGTGGGGTATTAAATACAATAACAATAGATATGGGTCTATGTGTAAAGCATTAGAACATTACAAGCTTAAAGGATGGCATTGAGTAATAAAGCGATAGGCAGCGGTAAATGGAAGAAGCTACGCATTACCATATTAGATCGTGATGGATGGCAGTGTGCATCATGTGGCAGGCCAGCGCACACAGTAGATCACATCATTCCACGTGTTAAGGGTGGCGATATGTGGAGCCCAGATAATTTACAAAGCATGTGCAAATCATGTAACAGCGCTAAAGGTGGTCGTTTTTTTAGCCACAAGGCGACCCCCCCTGTCTTTCCTGACTCTTCTCTCCCTGAGACGATCCGAACAGTGCCGGATTCACCATTTATTAAACCTGATACGCTTAACTTCGATGCAGAATGATGCGGAAGTAAAACAGAC